CAGGCACAAGATATAGTCTTGTGGTATGGCATTTAGGGAGGCCTTTTAAATAATGTTTATAAATAGTTATTTTCCAGCTGTAATATGGAGTGAAGAAAAACCAGAGTTTGTTAAGTCATTAAATAAAGCAAGCAACAAATATATTAGTGATGCTCGTAAAAGAGAAAAAGAATATATAAAAAAGTTTGGTGATTTTGGAAGATCATATCATTCAACACCACTAACAAATGATAATGATTTTTTAGATTTTAGAACTTACATTGGTCAAAAGTCTTGGGAATATTTAGATCATCAAGGTTATGACATGTCACAATATGCAACCGTGTTTTCTGAATTATGGGTACAAGAGTTTGCTAAAAAAGGTGGTGGTCATCATTCTGCACATATACACTGGAATCAACACGTATCTGGTTTTTATTTTTTAAAATGTAGTGATAAAACTTCTTTTCCAATATTTCATGAACCCAAAACCGGTGCAAGATGTACAAAATTAAAAATGAAACCAGACTTAAAGGGTGTATGGCCTGGTCACGAACAATTTCATTTACGTCCAAAGCCTGGAACATTAATTATATTTCCAGGATATTTAGAACACGAATATGCAGTAGATCACGGCAAAGAACCGTTTAGATTTATACATTGGAATATACAAGCTATTCCAAAAGAAATGGCTAAAGATGTTTAAAAAGAAAAAGTATACAATTATTCGTAAAGCAATATCAAAAGACCTTGCTACTTTTGTTGCAAATTATTTTAGAATGCAAAAACAAGTATTTGATACTTGTACTAAAGAAAGATATATCTCGCCTTTTGAACATATAATAGGTTTTTATGAGGGACCAAATAGTCAAATACCAAATACTTATTCTCAATATGCTAACATTGCTATGGAAACTTTAATGTTAAAATGTCAACCAGATATGGAAAAAGCAACAGGATTAAAATTATACCCTGCATATACATATGCAAGAATATATAAAAAAGGTGATGAACTTAAAAGACACAAAGATAGATTTAGTTGTGAGATATCTACAACAATGAATCTGGGTGGTGATGATTGGCCTATATATTTAAGCCCTAATGAAAATGTTGGTGTGGCTGAACATGATGGTGGTAAAAAAGGAGTTACTACTTCTAGTAACGCAAAAGGCATTAAAGTAGATTTAAAACCAGGAGATATGCTGGTTTATTCTGGTTGTGAGCTAGAACACTGGAGAGAAAAATTCAAAGGCACAGAATGTGTACAAGTTTTTCTGCATTATAACAATCGTAAAACACCAGGGGCTAAAAACAATATGTTTGACAGGCGTCCACATTTAGGTCTTCCTTATTGGTTTAATCGATGATATAATTCTTAGATGGGGGCTGTGTCACCACCACATACCACGCAGCCTCCTTTTAAGGAATTTTATGAGTTTAGGATTTGACGCAATATCAACATTACCGTTTGCAACCTCTACAACTGAGGGAAATGTTTCAGTCGTTGTAACAGGTAATCAGGTTTCAATTAGTATTGGTAGCGCAGGTATTATTGCAGATGCAGTAACTCAAGAACTAGATCCAAATGCACTTACATTAGGACTTGGAACTTTAACTATTAGAACAGATGTAGATCACACAGTTACAGGATCTCAAGTAACTTTAAATACAGGCAATGTAGAAGTTAACATAGATATAGATGTTTTACCTTCAGGTGTTGACTTGACCTTGGCTACAGGAAATGTTACAATTTCTACCACGACAAATGTAGATCTTACTGGTAATGCTCTATCATTAGATACAGTAGAACCAGGAGTTATTACGTGGAACGATATAGTACCAGGAGCAACAATGGTTTGGACACCAATAAAACCTTATTAATATGGCATCAACATTTTCATCAGATTTATCATTAGAACTTGTAACAACCGGCGAAAAAGCAGGTTTATGGGGAGCTATTACAAACACTAATTTACAATTATTACAAACAGCAACGTCAGGTTATGTAGAAGTAACTTTAAGTTCTGGTAATGTTAATTTAGATTTATCAGACGGATCAGCGACCGCGAATGGTAAAAACCTTTATATCAAAGTTGTTGGAACTTTATCTGGTAATGCTAGTTTAACAATGCCTGCAAGTACATCTGGTGGTAACGCTAACAGAGTATTTTTTGTAGAAGATGGAACTACTAGAGGTGGAGCTGGTGATAGTTA